GCAGCTGGTTGCGCTGTGCAACGTAGAACTCATGCACCTCATCGATGACCACCAGCGCATCTTTGAACTCATCGGGGATGCACCACTGACCGGTCTCCGGATGCCTGGAGCAGACGAACGTCGTTGCGACGTCCTTGGTCTCTACCAGCGTCAGCAGCTTGTGGACCTCGTCCACGGGCATGTTCAGGTATTCGGCGATGCGCTCGTGGTGCAGACCATTGAGGCGCGCAAATACTCGGCGCCCCTTCTTGAGCGTGGGCAGAATGTGATTCTTGACAGCGTCATAGCTCTTGCCTGCACGCGGCACGCCCTCGTTGAAAACTAGCATGTCACCACTTCCCCAAGGTCAGAATTTTCCGGGTGATGAAGAACACGATCCCGAGCGATACCACGGTCATGCACTCGGGAATCTTGAAGATGTTGACGAACCACGCGATGGTCGGCCCCGCGTTGGCAAACAGGGTGCCGAGCTTGTACTCGGTCATGAACTCCGGCACCGGCAGCTTTTCCAGCGCGTGTGCGGCCAAGTCCAGGACTTGTTCGATCGCGTACAGCACGAGGTCACGGAAGAACTCAACAATGGCATCCCACAGGCGCTCCACCTGCCTGCGGATGTACTCGGTCAGGTCGTTGAGCCATCCAGCGTGCATCGTCACGAATGCGATTAGGTTGATCATGTGAGCGCGATCTTGATTGCGTGGAAGGCGGCGAACGCGAGCAGCAGCCAGCCCAGCAGTTGGAGAATGGCGACGATCTCGGGCTTGCACAGGAAATCGAACGTCATGGCGTCCCAGTAGGGGGTGGCCGGGAACGTGAACACCGGACAGGAAGCGCTGACACTGATCTCAAAGAAGCTCTTGGTGGCGTCAATGATCGGGGCCTTGCTGACGCGCTCGGCAAAGTCGTCGTAGAGCTTCTCGACCGTCTTGCCTTCGGACTCATACAGCGCATCACCGTCGCTTCCCGGTTGCCCCGGGCCGTCCCCATCACCCTCGCCGGGACCTGGTCCCGGTCCCGGGCCGGTACCGCCACCACCGTCCTCTCCCCCGTCGTCGCCACCTCCATCGCCGTCACCCGGCCCGGTTCCGCCACCTCCGTCACCACCACCGGGATCGGTACCGCCTCCACCGTCACCGCCGCCGTCGTCGCCACCCCCATCGCCACCGCCGGGGTCGGTACCACCTCCATCACCACCACCGGGATCACCACCGTCCCCGGCCGGAGTGGGTGCAGGCGCGTCGCTTTCGGTGCACGTGCCACCTGTTGGAGCGAACGACACACCTGCGGTTCCACTCGGGTCGAGTGAGCTGGTGTACATGCAGCCGTTGTGACATGCGTTGACGCTCGCCGCCGTTTCCCCGCCCTCCCAGCCAAACTCCTCAGGACGTGCGGTGCATTTCTTGGCGGCGGGATATGCGTAAACCAGCGACGCCGCATTGCGGAAAGGAAACGTCATGTACGTGTACATGCTTCCCCTGAATCCACCAATTCCGCCAAGCTCGGGCTCGACTGTGCAGGCGTCCTTCACCTTTGCGCCGGGATTCGTAGCAGCCCAGGCTTCGGTGATGCCCTGAAACATCTTGCACTCCGCGTACGCGGTGCCTTGATCGCACTTCGCATAGCCACCGGCCTGAAGGCACTGTTGAGTTTGCGCAAGCGTTTCATGGGAGAGCAGCAGACCGATAGCGAAGAACACGGCGACGAGGTTCTTCACGCGCGCAGCCCCATAACTGCGGCGATGCCGCACAGCGCGCTGATGAACCCGGCGAACAGACAGAGAATCATTTGACACCCCTCATCAGGAACAGCCGTGCCACCTTCGGGCCTGCCCACAAGCCGAACTTCAATTGCGCAATGACGGCGCAGCCGCCCAGTACCGCAAGAACCACCATGCCGACCTGGAGGCCGCCAATGATCATCTGATAGTCCATATCGCTCCCCTGAAATAGAAAGGGGAGGCATTGCCTCCCCTGCCCCACTACTGTCCGGCTTACGACTTACCGAACAGACCCGCCACCTTGCGGCCGCCCCACAGGGAGAAGCCGACGACGGCGATCAACGCCAAACCGCCACCGATGGCGGTCAGCGCGGCAGCGACCGACAGGCCGGCCAGAATCGATTCGAAATCCATGTAAATCCCCTTTCATTGATTGAGTTGATGGCGGCCTACGATTTGTCGAACACAGCTGCAACACGGCCACCGATGTGCGCAGCCAAATACAAGGTCATGATCAGAATGAACGGCCCCGACGCCCATCCTGCGAGTACGTCTTTGTCCGGCACCTTGAACGCCTCGGCGAACATGGCGACGGAGGAAGCCTCTGCGCTGCTCATCAGCACATACCCCGTGCACTGATCGACGGGCTGACCGGTTGGGATCAGCGTTCCGTTTTCCCCTAAAGCAACGCAGAGGCTCATGACTTAGGCCTTCGATGCGGCCGGCGTAGCCTTGAACCCGATGGGGATCAAGTCCACATAGCGCTTCAGCACCAGATCACCATAGGGCGACAGCGCGAACGACTTGGGGTCGATGTCGTACTCGCCAGCCGGGTACGGCGGACGCTGGCCGAGGCCGACACGGAATGGCAGCTCAAAACCGTTGCCCAGGTCGAGGCCGACCATCTGGGAACGGATGATGGAGTTGGTCTTGGCGTTGTGCTGTTCATCGACAGCAGCCGACTTCACGCGGCAGATAGGCATAGTTCTTCTCTCACATAGCGATGGAGTGCGTCACCCTTGGCAATACCGCGAAACCGTCCGGGGTGACCGTCACGGAGGATGCGGCTCTCTGCGAAGTCGGCCCATGAATCGCCGAGCGCTCCGCGAAGGACGTTGAGGAAAGGCCCTACCTGTCGATGCGCCCACTCGATACCGGCTTCGACAGAGGTTTCCACTTGCTTTTGCAGCGTGCGCAGTCGCGTGCACACGCCCGTAATGAGGTTCTGCAAGGCGCTATATGAACCGCGCAGATACGCGCCGGGGTTCAGCAGCACATCAAGAGGGATTTCCATGTGCTTGCCGTACAAGCGCACTTCCGCGCGAACCCAGCGCGAGGAAGACAGGCCTTCGGCCTTGCCCTTCTCATACACGCACAGTTCCTTGTGGCCTTTGCCGCCGACATACAGCGTGCAGCCTGTGTTGTGGCCTTCATCGGAGATGAAGCGATGACGCGGCGGGCAACCGCCTTCGGTGAAGCCGCCTTGCGCGGCAACCTCGCGGAGCGCATGCACGTCCAGGCGCTCGCCTTCGTAGTCATCGTGCGCGCAGTCAACGCGGGTGATCTTCCCATCAAGCATGGACAGCTGCTTGTAGATGCGGGCGCGGTCACGAATCCACTTGCAGCCCATGCCCGTAAGGCTGATACACACGGTGTTCTTCTTGCCGCCAATGCCCACCCGGCCAACGACTTCGTTTTCCCGGTCGATCAACACCGCCGACTGCTCGTAGAAGTTCCAGCTCTTCTCACGAATCGCACCGGCCACCACTTCACCACGGAAACCGAAGATGCGGAACAGCAAGAGGTCCAGCTTCTTGCAGTTGACTTCTTCAAGGGCGGAGAGCGGGACCACAAAGGTCAGATAGTCGATAATCGCGTCTTCCTGACCCTTTTGGCCCGTGTTACTCCCCGGGCCAATCTCCGCCGCCGCTCGCTGCCCCTTTTCACCGGGCGAAAGCGGGGAAAAGCCCCCTGCCCCGCCCTCGACAGCCATGCGGAAGCGCGCGCGATCAACGGCCATTGGCACACCCCTTCGAGAGCTTCCACAGGCGACGAAGCCCCAGCCATGCCTGCTCGATCACGATGGAGAGCAACGCCACCCCCAGCCAAACGGCGATGAGGGCGGCGCACGCCGCAAGACCCATATCGAACTCCGCCAGTTCGGCGAATGGGGGAAACCTGCTCACGCGGCGCGCTCCTGATCTTCGGCGTAGCGAGCGGCGGCCAGCAGATCGCCGCGCTTGGTGGCGGCAATTTCGGCCTGATAGAGCGTTTCGCGATTCGGGGTCCAGCCGGTTGCGGCCAGTTCGGCGCGTGCCTGGGCTACGAAGGCCGCTTCGTGTGCGCTGCGACTGACGGACTCCCCACGCCGGTCGAGGCACCACGAAACGAGTTTGGCGCTGCCAATCGAAACGGCCACGGTGGCCGCGAGCAGCACGAAGGCAATGAGCGGATCGATCATCCCTGTCCCCTACCCCAAGCCCCAAGAGAACCCGCCAGCGGCCTTGGGGTGCCGGTGGCGGGGTGTTTAGCCACGCCAAACACAGGGGCATGTATAGTCGCGCTATACACCCCTGTCAAGGATTGCTAACCATGGATACCGCCAACGATCTGCTTGACAAAGTGAAGGCCGCTTGCAACTTCCCGTCCGACAACGTTCTGGCGCAGAAGATCGGGCTTACGCGAGCGATGGTCAGTTCGTGGCGACATGGGCGCCATCCGATCCCGGATGAGCGAATTGCGCAGATGTGCGCCCTGGCAAAGCTCGATGGGCCCACGTGGATTGCCATGCTCCACGCGGAACGTGCGCAGACTGCGACCGAGCGTGCCTTGTGGCGTCTCATGCTGGACAGGCTGAGCGCGGCGGCTGCGGTCGTCGCGCTGGTGGCGCTGTCGTTGCCCAGCATCGGAAACGCAAAAACCGCCCAAAATCAGGCGGTTAGCGGGGGGCTACTGACCCATTCTGTATATTATGTTAGAATGAGACCGGACCGAACTAGTGGGTTGGCAGCCATCTACTTCAGCTTTGTGTCTCTTCAAGACCTCTCCGAGAAGCCTCTGCGTAGGACGACCTTCAGCGCCATCTCTTACCGTCGATATCAAAGTGAACCGTCTTCACCTGCCACCGGACATGACAAACCAGCAACACGATGAGCAATGCCTTGCCGAAATTCTGGGAATTCTCAACGAGCTGACAAGCGAGAAGCCGCTCTCGTTGCCCAGCACTACAGCGACCTGGCCATACCTCTTGGAACGCAGCCTACTGATCGCATATGTTGGCGTGCTCGTGATCACTGCCGCCTCGGCAGTTGTGACTGCAGCTACATCTTTGCAAGAGCCGGCGGAGCCCTTCCTTCAATCCGGCTTCTTTACAGGATTCGTACTCGTTGTCGCGTACATCCTATCCTCGCTCGTCAATGCGGTTATCGCCAACCGAAGAGCGCGCAAGGATCCCACTCCTGCAATGCTCCGGAGAATGCGCCGCGACACGATTCAAGATTGGAAGCAGATCCAGTTGCTTCGCGCCTTTCCAAGGCACCTTGTCGAATACGCACTGACACAGTACAAGTGGCACTGGGACATGCTTGAGCAACGGGTTGGTCTCTTCTCGGGCGATCTCCGTCGGCTGGGTCTGGCCCCCGCATTGGCGGGCAGTGCTTTGGCTGCGGCCAATCTCATTAGGCAGGAAGGCGTGGTGTTGCTATGGGCGCCGATCGCAATGGCCTGTTGCCTCTACATCGTCGCCACTGTGCTCCTCGCATCCCGCGAAAGGCTGAGACAGGTCGTCGAGCTACTTTCATTCTTGATCAAGAGCTGGGAGTCGCTCAGCCCAACTCCAATGCCACAGCTCGCTCCCGAGCACCTTGATCTGCCTATTGCGTTAGCTGCGGCTGGGCAA